ACCGGACGGAGTACGGCAACGCGGTGCTTGGGCCGGATGAGGTGCTTCATCTGACGGAGCTGCTGCTGCCGGGTGACCTTCGTGGCGTGTCGCGCATCGAGCAGGCGTCGGAGTCGCTCGGCCTTGGTATTGCGTTGGAGGAGTATGCGGCACGGTTCTTCGGGAACGGCGCGTACGCGGGCGGCATCATCGAGTGGCCCGGGGAGATTTCGGAAGACCAGGCGAAGACGCTGGTCGATTCGTGGGAGGCGGGGCATAAGGGGCTGCGCCGGTCGCACCGTCCTGCGGTGCTGTATGGCGGCGCGAAGTTTACGCAGGCGACGGTGGACCCGACGCAGTCGCAGTTGATTGAGGAGCGCCGCTTCGCCATCGAGGAGGTCGCCAGAATCTTCCGCATCCCGCAGTTCATGCTGGGTGTCGCTACTCCCGGCTCCGTTTCGTACTCGTCGGTTGAGCAGCAGCAACTGTTCTTCGCGCAGCACACGATCCAGCCGTACGTTCAGAAGCTGGAGGACGCGTTCTCGACGCTGCTCCTGAACGACCGTAGTTTCCTGAAGTTCAACTTGAACAGCCTGATTCGCGCGGATTTCGCTACGCGCATGGCTGGGTATTCCACGGCGCTTGCAGCGGGGTGGATGTCAGTGAACGACGTTCGTTCGCTCGAAGACCGCAGTATCGGGTGCCGTTGCAGAACGTTCCGCTGACGGACGCGCCGGTCATCACGATCGGTGAGAAGGCGAAGGCGGCGCAGGCGTTGACGTCGGCAGGGTTCACGGGCGACTCGGTCGCGGCGCTCCTTGACCTTGACGTGCAGCACACTGGTGCCCTGTCGGTTCAGGTTCAGCCGGAGGCGACCGAGGACGACGCCTGATGCCGTACTTCATTACGGACGATTCCGAAGGGTGTGACGGGTGGGCGACCGTGAAGGATGACGGTGAGGTGATGGGCTGTCACGACAGTAAGCAGGGTGCGATTGACCAAGGGCTTGCTATCGCGCAGTCTGAGGGCAGCACGTTCGAGGGTGAACGTTCTTTGTACGATGATGGCATGGACAAGGAGTACGGCATGGAGGTCACACCAGTCACGCCCCGTACGAAGGGGTCTGACGTGGAGTTCCGTTCGTTCACGGGCGAGCTGCGTCAGGAAGGCGACGGCAACACGTTCGTCGGGTACGCGGCAGTGTTCAACAGCCCGTCGGAGCCGCTGCCGTTCGTGGAGCGGATTGCGCCGGGGGCGTTTGCGAAGTCGCTGCGGAACAGGAAGCAGGACATCCGTCTGTATGTGAACCACGACTCGAACATGGTGTTGGCGTCGCGGAACTCGCGGACGCTGCGTCTGTCGGAGGATGAGCGGGGCCTGCGGGTGGAGGCTGACCTGCCGGACACGACTGCGGGCCGGGACATTCGTGAACTGATGGCTACGGGCGTGGTGGACAAGATGTCGTTCGGGTTCCAGGTGGACCGTCGCGGTGACAAGTGGTCGGACGACGGGATGGAGCGGACGCTTACCTCTGTGCGTCTGTTCGAGGTGTCGGTCGTGACGGGCTTCCCTGCGTATGAAGCGACGACGGCGGCGGTGCGTTCGCTGGAGAAGCTGTCGGAGCGGACCGGCATCGCTGTGGACGAACTGACCGAGGCGCTTGACCTCCTCGCGGAAGGTGCCGAGCTGCCTGCGGATAAGGCGTCGCTTCTCATGGACGCAATCAAGCAGTCGTCGCCGGAGCCGGAGCCTGAGCCGACGAACCTGCTGGCGTTGAAGGCGAAGCAGACGGAGCTGCTTGCGAAGAAGGTCTGGTAAGTCACACCGGCTGTGTCCCTGTCGTGTGTACCTTTCCGGTATGCGCCCTTCAACGGGACCGGCACGCCCTTTCACGGGACGCCTGAGAATGTCAACCGAACGTCCGTGAAAGGACAAACAATGCGTGACTACATCAACCGTCAGGCCGAGGAGCGCGGTCGCGTCTGGGAAGAGGCGAAGGCCCTTCTTGAGACCGCTGCTGCTGAGGGCCGTGACCTCTCCGGTGAGGAGAGCGAGAAGTACGACCGGCTCAACAAGGAGCTGGACGAGCGTGCCGCCGTCATCGAGCGGATGAAGTCTGACCTGGAGCGTGAGGAGCGGGCCGCTGAGATGCGCCTGCCCGAGCCGAAGGCCGACGCCCGCAAGATTGAGTCGGACGCCGACATGATTCGCAAGCTGGTCGCTGGCGAGATTCGTCGTGCGAACTTCGAGCGTCGTGACCTCGTGACGAACGTCTCGGGCGACGGTCCCGAGATTGTTCCGCAGGGCTTCTACGACGTTCTTCAGCGGAAGCTGGAGTACGCCGGTCCGATGACGATGGAGCAGGCCGTCACGGTCCTGCGCACCGACTCGGGTAACGACATCAAGGTTCCTGTTGAGTCCAGCCGTTCGGCTGCTACCGCTACGGCGGAGGCCGCTGTGTTCGGCGAGTCTGACCCGCAGTTCACGACGCTGACCCTTCGCGCCCACAAGTTCGGTGCGCTGGTTCAGATTTCGGCTGAGCTGCTCAACGAGTCGGGCATCGACCTTGTCGGCTACCTGTCCGACCAGTTCGCTGTCGCGCTGGGCACGGCGGTCAACGCGCCGCTGACGCTCGGTACCGGCACCGTCGAGCCTGCCGGGATCGTGCCCGGTTCGGGTCTTGGTAAGACTGGTGGCACCGCTGTCGATGGTGCGTTCACGTTCACCGACCTGGTGGACCTGGCGCACTCGGTCGACTCGGCGTACGCCCGTCGTCCGAAGGCTGGTTGGATGATGAACCGTGCGACGCTCGGTAAGGTCCGTTCGCTTCAGGATGGTGCGGGCAACTTCGTCTACGCCGTCAACGCGACGGGGCCGGACGAGCTGCTCGGTTACGCCGTCTACGAGAACCCGGACATGGCTGACGTCGACAACGAGGCGAAGTCGGTCCTGTTCGGTGACCTCGGCGCGTACCACACGCGTATCGTGGGCTCGGGTATTGAGGTTGCGCGGAGCGACGACTTCGCTTTCGCCAACGACCTCATCACCTTCCGCGCCAGCATCCGTCTTGACGGTGCGCTCGGTGGCGGTCGCTCCGACGCGGTCAAGCACTTCATCGGGAACGCGGCCTGATGTAAGGTCCGGGGGTGGGTTGGCAGCGCAGGGCTGGCCCACCCCCGAACCTGCGCCGCCTGCGCCTGACAAGTGAGAGGTAAGTGGGAAACCCTGCGCGTAGTCCCCGCATCTTTTGGTTCTCGAACTCGCCTGAAGCGCCGACCGGCTACGGGACGCAGACCGCTCAGGTCGTGCGCCGTCTGAAGAAACGCGGTCACGACGTTGCCGTCGGCGCGAACTACGGGCAGCAGTTGGGCCTCGGGAAGTGGCAGGGCGTCCCCGTCTACCCGCAGGGGCATGACGGCTATTCGCAGGACGTGATTCTGTTGCATTTCATGGACTGGGCGGACCAGTCTGACGACCCGACCGTCCTGATCACGCTGTTTGACGTGTGGACGTTGAAGAATCCGCGCCTGTCGGAGCTGCCGCATGTCCTGTCGTGGACGCCGGTCGACCACATGAACGTGGTGCCGGAGGTGCTGTCGTGGGTGTCGCGCCCGAACGTTACGCCGGTGGCGATGTCGCAGCACGGGCAGGAGGCGATGGGTCGGGTCGGGGTCGAGTCGACGTTCATTCCGCACGCGCTGGAGAAGCATTGGAAGCCGACGCCGTTTGAGGATGACCCGTGGCCGGGACGGTTCGTCGTGACCATCCCGAACGCGAACAAGGGTGTGCTGCCGTCGCGGAAGGCGTGGGGCGAGAACCTGCTGGCCTTCGCCATGTTCGCGCAGAAACATTCTGACGCGCTCCTGTACCTCCATACGGATGCCCGGTCGACGGGCGGCATCGACCTGGTAGCACTCATCAAGGCGTGCGGGATTCCGAACGAGCAGGTGACGTTCGTTGACCCGTATTCGCATCGGATGGGTGTGGACGATAAGACGATGGCGCGCATCTACACGCGGTCGGACGTGCTGCTCTCGGCCACGGCCGGTGAGGGGTTCGGCCTTCCGGTGCTGGAGGCGCAGGCTTGCGGCACACGGGTCGTCGTGTCAAACTTCTCGGCCCAGCCTGAACTTGTGGGCGACGGCTGGGCGGTCGAGGTGCAGCCGCAGTGGAACCCGATGCAGCAGGGCTGGTTCTGCACTCCGCAGGTCGCGTCAATCGTCGAGGGGCTGGAGAACGCTTATGCTGCTGGCGGGGGTCACTCGGAGGCGGCTGTGACGTTCGCGTCCGGTTTCGAGGCCGACAAGGTGTTCCGTGAGCGCTGGCAGCCGTTACTGGAGGGGTTGGCATGAGGGTCGCGTGGCTGTCACACCAGTTTGCTGCGGATACGCCCCAGCCTGCCCGTCCCGGCCTGCTACCGGGCCTGTATGCGGGTGGTGCGGAGCGGTCTACGGAGGAGATGATCGCTGCCGCACCTCAAGATGTGGAGGTGGTCCGGTTCCGTCTGCCAGGTGGTTTCGGTGACCTGTCGAAGTTCGACCGGGTCGTGGTCGGCGCGACGGAGGCACTGTCGCCGTTGGCGCAGAAAATGCTGCTGAAGTACCGGCCTATCGTCTGGGTTCGTTCTCCGCAGGAGTCTTGGAGGATGGAACTGATGATTGCGGCACGGAAGATCGTGTGGCCTTCTCACGAGTGCGCGAGGTGGCACGGCTGGTTCACCCTGCCCTACGAAATCTGTCCTGCACCGTTGGACGTGTCTCAGGTTCCGCAGGGACAGGTCAAAGAGAACTACGCGTTGTGGGCGGGTCGGAACCATCCGCAGAAGGGTGAGCGTGAGGCTCGACGTTGGGCTGAGGAGCGCGACATCCCGTTTGTCGGGTTGACGAACGCGCCGCGTGAGCAGGTGCTGGAGGC